CTACGTTCATAATATAGATACGTCCTGTTTCAGCACGTTCTTTAATTAGTGCTGAAAATAATTCCATTGCAGGAATTTTTTTCTTTTTGATTGAAGTTTTACGTTCATATGATTCATAAAGTTCTTGAAATTTGTCTGCATCGCCAAAGTATGCTTCATAAAGACCTGGTGTATCATGTGGCGAGAAAAGAGTTATTTCTTGATTAGATAATAGTCTTTCATACATTACTTTGTTTATTTGGATTGAATAATCTAATTTTCTTACACGATTGTCTTCGGTGCCTTTGTTGTTTTTAAGCACAAGGATATCTTCAATTTCTTGATGCCACAGTGGGAAATGGGTAGTAGCACTACCGCCTCGCACACCATTCTGTGTACAACATCTTACAGTTGCTTCAAACTTTTTAAGGAACGGGACAATACCTGTGTGTGCTACTTCTCCACCTCTGATTTTTGCGTTGACTCCTCTGATACGTCCTGCGTTAATACCGATACCAGCTCGTTGAGCTGTGTATCTACCAATGGACATGTCTGACGCGAAAATCGAATCAAGTGTGTCATCACTGTCAACGAGAACACAAGAGGCAAACTGACGGACCGGAGTACGGACGCCTGCCATAACTGGCGTTGGGATATTGATTTTAAAAAGTGAGGTCGCATCGTAGTATCTCCTTACATAATATAATCTGTCTTCTTTAGGATAGTTAGCAAACAGAGTTGCAGCTATCATCATATACATATACTGTGGTGTTTCAAAAAGGCTTCCTGTGCTTCTATCTTGGACAAGGTACTTGTCAACCACTTGACGAAGTCCAGCATAGGTAAAGTTCTCATCGCGTTTGTGATGCATGTATGAATCTAATCTAGCAAGTTCCTCATCATTATAAGAATCTAAAATTGCTTCATCATAGATACCTCGTTTAATGTTAAGCTCAATCATTTCCTTTAGAGGAATAATCTTATCATAGCCGCCAAATACTTGTTTATATACTGCGTATGATAACAATCTTGCCGCGGCATATTGATAATTAGGTGTATCTAAATCTATGAGATCGTTAGCACTTTTGATTAATATTTCTTGTATTTCGTCCGTACTCATTTGGTCATAGAATTGAATATTTGCATTCATTTCAATCTGACTGCTACTAACACCAGCTAGTCCTTCACACGCAAATTCTACCACCTTATGAATTTTGTCTATATTAAGTTCTTCTTTTTGACCCGTGCGTTTGACAATGCTGATGTTTATTCCGTTTGACATTTTTACCTCTTTCTAATTGTATATTTATTGTAGCTTAGACATCGTATACTGTTTTTCGACAGTTATTTTGTATAAACTATTTGTTTGTTTTTCAACGTCATTTCCGTTTTGTTCGACAGTAACAACATCACTTCCTATTTGCAGCACGTACATTGTTTTTGATTTTGCAATGTTTGTACCAATATATATCTCAAACTCTTTACCAGTAAAACGTTTAGTTAACTGTAAAGAATAGCACACCCCTAGTAGTATGCAAAAATTACAATATTGATTTTCAGAAACTAATTCCCAAGGTGTAGGCCAAGTCTTCTGATCCCAAGGATCGGTGTTAATACTTACCCTAGGAGCACTATCGTAATAGTCTATAGCTTCTTGGATTGGATCTTTGCTTGTTTCTAAAACTTCTCGAAAAGCACTCCACGAGGCTAATCTATCTTCATACTTTTTAAAGTTGAACATTTAGATTATATTACTTTGTTTACATCTTATTGTGAATTTCATTTCTGCTATCAAATTTGTACTAGTTATTGTAACAGAAATAGTTTCGTTTGTCAAGTCCGCATTTTCATCAATTACAGATGCAGAGAAACTAATATCGTCTTCATAAGCAGAAGCTCCGCTGTAATTATATTCATCTATAACGCTGACTGTTGGGGTACCAAAGTTTTCTTGAGTAATACTAAGGGTACCGCTTCTTACTGCTTCAAAATTTGTAGCAGTAATTAAGTAGTCTATATCAAATGACTGGTGTTCGTTGCCTGGTAGTTTAAAAGTTTTTATATTGGAACCTTGAGTTATATTAATTACACTATGATATCCCTGTGTGTATATACTGTTACCTTCTACTTCTGGAATATAAGCAACATTATTAATAAACTCCTGTGAATAAGACAGAGCTGATGTTCTTGCAAAAAAGTCGTCTACACTATCATTCTTGTTTTTGTTAAATTTTATAACACTAGTTTGAGGCTGTCCTTCTGTGCCTGCTTCATTACCACACAGTGAAAACTTGTTTGCTTTGCTTAAATTGTTTTCACCTTGTTCGATATAGATTGCTTGTTTGTTTATGTCATTAAAAGAACAATTCGATAATATATTTTTTGATGGTCCTGTGGATTTTCCAGACGTACCTAACACCATGCCTTTGCCGAATGTAATTCCATATCCTAAAGTAGAAAATGTACACTTATCAAATGTGTTGTTATTAATATCCCATACAGATTCAACAGCATAACTAAAGCCTGTAATTTTTACATTTTGGAATATATTGTTCTTTGTTTCAACACTTCCACTAAGACTGGACATTTGTATTCCAATATTGGCATCAACTAAACTATCTGACTGAGTCCATGCTCCGGTTACATCTATATTATAAAAGTAACTGTCGGCGCAACTTTGTAAATCTAACCCTATGTTAGATGCTGTAGTGTCTAGTGTCAAATTTTCTATTCGTAAATTCTTTGATTGGGTAACACTTGTAGGCGCATAATTAGGTGAACCCGGTGTGCTTGAACTTGTAACGGTGTCAAATATAGGACCATTACCTGAGTTGCGTATTATAGTTTTGTCCTTTCCTGCACCTATGATATTTGCTTGTGGTGGAATGTGTATTGTGCTTGTTATAGAATAGATGCCTGGCTCTATATAAAGAACTACTCTACTCGAAGCGTTTGCTTTAGTTGCATCATTTAAGAATAATTGGTCAATTGCACGTTGTAATCCTACTGTTGCATCATCACTTACAATTCCAGTAAGTCCAAAAGATCTCACACTTACAATGTCATCTAATCTTGCTTGAAGTGTTCTTTCTATAGGACTTGCACTTGCACTGCCAGTCTGTATATAACCGTCGTCTACTCTGTACGTATACTGATCTGCAAGACTAAAGATATCATCAAACTGGGTTAATATCTTAGTGTTACCAACTGACGGAGCTCCTTCTGCTACACTGCCGTTACCTATAAATAATTCACGACTGTCAATTGCCCAACCTAGCTCCCCGCTGGAAAGTTGCGGTAAACCTGCACCTGCATTCTTTTGTCCTCTTCGGACTTGTATACGCGATATCTGTACGACTGCCACTAGTTTCTCCTACTTGTTTAATGTATTTATGCTAGTGTTTCATAATATTTGTATACTCGCTCATACCATTCATGTTTCCATTCATCATATTCGTGTGGCCAAAGATCAAATTGTTGATAGGTTTCACCACCTAGTATCATTCCGTCATCTCCGCGACTACACATAAAAACATGCCCTTCACGTATTTCAGTACCATAGACTGCATTATGTGCTTCGGCATAAGCTACCATCTGCAGGTAATAATCTATAACCCACTCTGGCTTCTTTGGTTTGTTGGTTTGCTTAAAATCCATAATGCAGGGGTTACCTTTATACTGACCAACCAGGTCAGTGGTTCCTGCATATAACTGTGGAACATAAAGTTGTACTTCGCTACCCCATATCTCATCTACGTGAACCATTGCCTGATCTCGTATAACCTCGGCCATCCGATGTGCTTTTATTGCAAATGGGTTGCTTCCGGGAGTGGGCCACTCACCAAACTCTACATAGTCTTCAAGGTATTTGTGCATCCGGGTGCCTACACCCGCCGCTTCAGTGACAACCTCTTGTGCTTTCTTTTCACCTACCCTCTTGCGCCAGGCAATAAGATGTGTCTTATCTTTAGTAGCGTCAAGGATAGTTGTAACAGAGGCCACTGCATTTCCATCGGGGGTCAGGTATTTTCTCTTACCCTCTATCTGTTTTCTCTTAATGGGTTGGTAATTGTATTTGTTGTTAATTAGACTCATCTGTATCCTCATATTCATCCCATCTATCCATAAACGGATCAGACATGTAATATGGATCAACTGTAGAATTGGGATCGTCCTCAGCAGTGATTGTATGTACTTCGGGTACATAGTGTTTTACCATATTTTCGACACCCATTTTTAATGTTATGGTACTGCTTGCACAACCACTACACGCTCCACCAAGTATTAGACTTAGATGACCATTGTCGTAATTAACAAAATCAATTACTCCGCCGTGTTGTGCTACTGCTGGTTTAACATTTGATTCAATGATATGTTTTATTTGTTCTATAATTTCTTCGTTACTTCTTTCAGCCATACGGTTTCTCCTAGTGTTTAGTATAACACCTTAGTTATTGCTTGTCAAGTATTAAATGCTGGCGCCAACGTCTGTTGCGTTTTTGGCCATTTGTGATACTTTGTCGCCTTCAGCATCTTGTTGAGGGGCATCGCCCTTGCTTACAGCTTGTGCAGTTTTAGGTTCTATACCCTTCTCGTTAAAATTAGTCACCATTGTTTTAACTCTTGCATCAGTATCGTATGCAGCTTTGAATGTGCCATAATCAAACTGCTCGCCGCCTACATTCTGCATAAGTTTGTTAAGATCAAGATTTTTTGAACCCTGTCTTACATCTTCTTTAGTAGGTTTTGAAAAATGCAAGTAAACAGATTGTCCTGCTTGATCGGCGCTGTTGATAACAGTCCTTAAGACTTGTACAAGTTTACTTGCTGTGTTAGGTTCTTGTTCGAGTATAATGTCAGACACTCTCATGTCTAATCCTTACTTCTTCTTTGAAAGAATTGTACCTAGTCTACGACTAGTTTCTATCATTTTCTTTTTTTGAATTTTGCTTTCACGCTTTTCACGGCCTGCTTCTTCTTCACCGCCAGCTGCTGGTTCTGCGGCTGCAAAATCGTCTGCGGCTGCATCTGCTTCTGCATCAACTGTTGGTTCCATTTCGGCGTCCGGTGCTGGCTCTTCTCCGGGCATTTCTTCTTCTGCACCCATTGGCACTTCTCCGCCGCCTTCGCCTGTCAACTGTGCTACGCCAGCTGTTAATGCTGCTCGTGTGCCTTCTAATGCTGTGTATAAACTTTCAAGTGCTGGTTTTACTGTACCTATAAATGTTTCTGACTGTGCTTGTCCCATTTCATCACGTATAGCATCGCCTAGTTCTAGCATAGATTCAGCTTGCATTTCTGCTGTGTCTTCCATCCAACCTGTAACTCTGTCAACCATATCCTTAGAAGCCATCACAATTTCTGCTTTGTCTTCTTCACCTTCTAACAAAGTTTTAAAATAATTATCTATAATTGCTTTTCCTTCATCAATGTGCTTGCTTTCATTTTTCTTAGCAATAGCAGCCTGCAATCCTTTTGGAAGTTTCTTTTGTTTTGCACTTAGACCTTTTGAACTTTTTTTGTCGCCTTCTTTACCATCTTTACCTTCTTTACCTTTTGATTGATCTAAGAATGCAGGCTTATCGTCGTCGGTGCCTTTTTTACCATCCGGTCCTGGACCCATTGGCATCTTACCTTTTTCTGCTACTTCTTCAGCTTCAATGACTGCTTGATTAAGAACGTCTAGGAAGAGTTTGTTCTTTTGATATTTTGCGTCATGCACTGAATCGAAACTTTCATTTGTCTCGTATTGACTAAGTGTTGTTCTTAGTTTGTTTCTAGCATCTTCAAGTTGCTCTAATGTAAATGCTTCAAGATTTATCTTCTTACCGAATCTCTTAGCTAGGCTTTCATTCAATGAAGCCGCTGTCACTGGTTTGTTTATTTCTCTAATGTTCATCAGTCTCTTCCTAATGTTTATTCTGTTATAGTTATTTAGCCATTTAACCTAGAATATACTGCATCAGTTTGGCTTTTGCATCATGTGTATAGGCTAAAGCTATATCTAATCTCAATTCGGCCACACTACGCTTTAACTCGTCTTTTGTTTTTTGTATAGTATTCTTGTAAAATAGACTATCTACGTGATGTTTGCTAAACAAAGTATCTAATTTTACTATTTCTGCAATGTTTGATTTCCTATCATGCACACAACAATGAACATGTGCCACTGCAGCCGATTTGCTGTAGTAACTAGTTACTTGCTTATTTTCTTTAGTATCATAGATCAGATAACCGTGCCATGCTTTACGGATAACATAGTGCTTGATCCTAATACTGTTCCCTTTTTGATAAGGAATTACACTTAGATCTACACTATTAACTAATTCTTCTAATTGGGATAGTATTTGTTCATCAATCATTTCTCATAACCAGATAAAGATCCTTATTGCGTACTTTACTTACTAAACTTTTCTTAACCATATTATCAATTATGACTTGTTCTCTTTCAGTATATGAGCTAAGAGGAAGCGGATTCGCGTCCATCTTGCCCAACAATTCTATTTCTTCATTGGTTTTGTATATTTCAAACGATTGTATTAATTCATTTATCTTCATTACATTGGAGTTTTCATTACTACTTTAGCACCAGGTTGAATTCCTTTGTCAACTTCACCTGTTTGCCCTGTGTCGATTACAAATCTTTTACCGCTTGCATCGCTTGGGTCTTTTTGAATTACTCCGGGTTTGTTTGGATCTCTTGGAACTTTAGTTTCAATGCCAGTTTTAGGATCTTTAAGTGTTACTTGTTTGTCATCAGCTGACATAACATCTAATTCATTCTCTAATAATTCATGCATTCTCATTTAAATTTCTTCCTTCCAAACGGGGAACTTTTGGGTTTATTTAATCTAGTTAATCGCACTGCAGCAGGATTTGCCCTACGTGCTATATCACTTTTAACTTTCATTGTCCCGCCTCTTTTAGCTTTAGTCTGTTTTAGTCCTACACTCTTTTTAATATTTATAGGAGCATTACAAGCCGCCGGACTTGCTCTGACTTGTCCTTTTCTTGCTCCATATTGACATCTAAACTTTCTAGTTTGTTTGCCTCCGCTTCTACTCCAAACTCTTGTTGCACCTGCTTCAATGATTTCACTAACAATCATCTTGAACTCCTATTCATTTGTGCGACTCTTTTAGATGTTGGATTAGTTCTTTTTGTACGTCTTGCTTTACGTGCCATCCTGCTACCTAAACGTGCTTTTGTCTTTTTTAACATAATACGCTTTTTTATATCTGGTGCTGCAAAACATTGGCTAGGCTGTTTCACTACTCTACCTTTACGTTTGCCAGACATGCAACGATACTTTCGCACAACCTTTGACCCTGACTTGGCCCATACCTGTCTTTCGTTTACAAAGTCTTGTAAATCGTTTATTATACTTTCGTATGTAAAACTTTCAAACTCACTTCTTTCCGGCATTTCAATACCAAGACGTTTCATTTCTGGTGCTACATATTTATTAATGTTTCTGTCGCTCATTTCATCATAGAAGTGATCAAACAAATCAGTGCCATATTCTTTTTTATATTCTTTTGCAACAAAATCATATTGATCCTTATCTTCAATTTTTTTAAGTTGCCTTCTTAGTTTATTCTTAGAAGTTCCGATGCCAGTACCGCCCTTCATTGAAAGATAAAGTTGTTCGGCTGTGCTTGCTAACACAATCTGTTGGCGATCAGTTAGTTTAGGTTCGTCTTTTTTAGCATCAGCTTTTCTTCTTTTAACTTCTGCATCTCCATCGCCTCTACCTACTGGTGTTAAGTTGCCATCTGAATCTTTTTTAAATTGATTAGGTGTAGCACCTACTACTTCTCCGCCACCGTCACCTTTATTTGGATTGTTGTCTTGGCCACTACCTTTTTTGTTTTTTGGTTTGTAAACAAATTTAGTAGCTTCTCCGTCCATTAAAGCAGTCTTGAATTGAATCAACATATTTGCCGCTTCTAGTTCATCACCTTCTATTCCATCTAGGTCTGCAAGGTCATCTTTGCTGTATAGTTTTTCTAAACGTCTACCAACTATTTTTTGTAGTATTGGTTTAGTACTTTGCTTTTCTATTATTACTACTAGTTTCTCTAAATTGCTTGTAGATAGATCTCCGCCCAATGCTTCTACTGCTTGTGCTACTTCTTGAGTCATGCCCATCACAACAGGCTTCTCAGTTGGTGGAGCAGTATCCACTGCAGCCGCAAAGTCTTTCATTTCATCGTCAGTTTTTTTAAGTTGTGGTGGAGGAGAAAGTTTTACTTCTTTGTCAGTTTTACTACTATTCTGTCCACTATCACTACTGCTAGTGTTACCACCAGGTGCTTGCGGTCCGTCTGTGCTTACATTAGGCCCTTTGCCTGGCTTAGTTGCGTCATCGCCGCCTTTTTGTCCTGCTGCCATTGCATTACCGCCTGCACTTGGATCAGCTTCTATTTTCTTTATTTCATCTTGTATTATTTTTATTGCTTTGCTAGGATCTGTAAATGCACTCATCATCTGTTCGTCTTGTGCTTTGCGAACCATAGCCTCAAACTTTTGCTTGTCTGTTGCTTTATCTCTGAATTTCTCTGGTATAACATAAGCATAAGAACTTTGTACAAATTTTCTTAGAGCTTCTTCTGGATCCATTTTTACTTTGTCGATTGCTAACAGCTCACCAGCTAGGGCGGCCCTTACTCTTGGATCTTGTAATTCTGTATCAGTTACAGTTGCTATTATAGCTTTTGCTCTATCTGCTCGTTCACCTGGACCTGCAACATTATTAAAGTTTTGGCTACCAGCGGCAACAATCTGTGCAATTTGATTTGCATCTGCATCGTTAGCCCTTGCTTTTTTAAGAGCATCATCGACTACTGTAACAACCTTTTTGTCTGTGTCAGCGCCTTTGAAGTCTGCTATAGGTATTTGATTTCCACGCGGATCTTTTTCATCCGGATCTTTTTTGACAGGAATGTTTGCTGGGCCTTTTCCTCTACCACTTGCAATTACATTGCCGTCCTTGTCATAAACTTTGTAACGTGTGCCTTGTCCACTGCCTGTTACAATTTTATAAGCACCTTCTGCTTTCCCTTTTTGTGCCGTAGGTTTTTCTCTTTGCCTATCTAAATATGCTTGTCTCTCACCTGGTTTTTCAACTGATTTACCTCTACCACCAACAGCATTAGCCATTGCTTTTAATGTATTAGGTCCTGGATCACCGTCAACTTTTAGGCCTTTAGACTTCTGAAAGTCTCTTACTGCTTTTGCTGTTCCTGGGCCAAACCATCCATCTGGTTTTGCTTTGAAACCTAATTGTGTGAGGGCAGTTTGTATAGTTTTGAGCTCAGGGCTATTGATGGCACCTTGCTTTACCTTGCGCCACATGCTTCCATCAGACTTTATCTTTATGATCGCTGCGTTAATAGCAGCATCTAATGCTTCAGTGACATGGTATGTGAGTTCTCTTAATAGCATAACACTGTTATTTAGTTGTTTTAAGTGAAGTTGATTAGTAGAACGACGATGGTAGAAAGTAGGCCTGCAACAATAGTACCTGTTGCTCCTATGACCACTTTTATCATAGACTTGTTACCTTGTTGTATATCAAGATGCACATGATTAAGTTTCTTCTCAACTGCTGTCAAGCGGCTTTCGAGGGTTTCATATCTTTGTTGACAAAGGTCAACATGTGCTTCTAGGTTCTTTTTTTCTAAGGCAGTTGCCATAATATTTCTCTCTGTTGCGTTAGTGCAAGGGATCTGTTAATACCTAAATGAGATGTTATGTTTGCCTTATTGTAATTATTTATCATCGAGTACCTATTTAGTTATCAGATAGTTTAAAAATAATATTACAATCTGCCTTGTGTTTAGTCCTAAATGCACTGTTGGTTATACTTGCTGTATCTTTTAATCTTGTAATAATAGGAACAAGATCAAAATCGTTTACCAGCGTGTCTAAGGTTACGGCACCTTCTTGGTCGTATGTAAATTCAAATACCCAGTATCTTTGTTTGTCTTGGATACTTGATCCAAACCCAAACTCACTTACATCACCTACAAAGGTGTTGCATGTAATTGGTTTAAGTTGAACCCTTAGTCCAATTGTTTGTAGGACAGTAAGATAATTAGCTTGCTGTTGTCTACTTAAACTATCATCATGCTTTCTTGCATTAGTTTCAGTTATGTCAATTACTGTAGTTATAGTCACACGCATGACTATATTTACAGAGATAAAAAAAGGGCCCAGTGAAAACTGAGCCCTTTAGTATTAAGTTAATTAAAACTTATGCTGCGCTGAACGCATCCAAATCACGGATAAGAACAACTTGTGCTGATAAATCAATACCGTCTACTGTTCCTAATGCTTGGTGTCTAGCTGTCAAAGACGCTGCATCTGAATGATGTCCGTCGATGATTGCAAAGATTTTACCAGCTGTACCTGTTGATACATACAATAATGGTGAAAACTCACGTACGATTGTTTCAATCGCTCCGCCAATTCCGTCTTTTGCTGCTAATGAAGCTCCAGCGTCGATTTCGATCGCTGTAACTTGTGATGTGCTGTACTGTTCGCCGTGATCATAACCTGATCCTGAACCCGCTACTGGGTTTACTCTTGTGAATGATGCCATTTTATTTCTCCTGTTCTAAATAGCCACTCCGCTCCGGAGTGTTTCATAGAAACTCTTAGTAAGTTTCTTACTTTGTATTTAGTCTGTAGTTAAAAATAACCTACTTTAAGGTCTTTTTGGCTCGATTTTGGATGGATCTAAACATACTTATGTATGCAGGCCCTGCTCTAACTATATCATCTAATGCTTTTACTGCTGGTCGCATAGCCCTTACCATATTACTTGGTATAGGTTTTCCTTCTGCCATTAGTTGTAAAAATCCTTTAACTAACATAATATTTTCAGGTCCTACAAGATATCTATAGAATACATAATCTCTACTAGCGGCACTCAAATCGGGCATACTTATTGTAGGCTCGTTATCTTTTACCCAGTTGCTTTCTAGATCACGCTGACTTGCAAACTTTTCTAGGTCGTCAATTATATCACTGCTTCTTAGTTTAGCTCTAGTTGCGTAAAGCAGTTTAGTTACAATAACTCGTCTTTTGTCATTAGTAAGCTGACTCCAATTTGTTACGTTGCGTCTAATTGTTTTATAGTCAGTGTTTGTGACATTTAGAACGTTTTCTAATCTTACAAATAACTGTGTAGGATTAGGTGTTGATCCACTGCTGACAGATCTTAGATATGCTTTCAAAGCATCTAACGGGAGAGTCGTTGATTGTCTTGAACGCATTGCAGCTCCAGGATCCTTTAGCTTGCCTAATGCACGTTCGTCACCAGTAACAAAGTATATAAAGTTATACAAGTCTGTACTATTCATTTTGAAACGTTCATACTTAACGTCAATTGTTTTACGAGCGTAATCACGTACAACACTTGTAGCATTTGGAAAGTTTTTTAGTAGTTCTAATATTAGTAAGGTAAGATATAGCCTTTCACAACAATCTGCATATGTCAAAACCTTTACGCTTTGATCATTACGTGTCATTCTTGCTTCTTCGAGTTGCTGTAAAAAATCTAATTGCATATTACATGTACTTTTTAATAAAAACCTGCGACATCTTATCAGGATGTACATCTAAGAAGTCAATTAGATTATTACTCATTTGTATATCTTTTGTAAAACGTAATTTTAATTGCGGCTTCATTCCTTCTGCTGTAAGAAGCCTACGTAAATTGACTGCTTGCCTTGCTGTAACATTTAACTCTTTACCGTCATCAGTTTTTACTGATGTAATCGGATCATCTCCTGTGCGAGTATCTAGCACTGCTCCTAATTGATCAAAGATTGAAGTTTTTTCAAAACCTTTACCTATGTCTTTTTCATCGTTATCTAACTCATCACCGTGTCCCCTAAGACCTAGGTCGTCTAGTGTGCCTTCTTTTACAATATCTTTCATTTTCATTTGTTCTCTCCTAACGTTTGATTGATCTGTTTGCTTTAGTAAAGTATCCTCTGGATACTAATTTAATATCACCCTTAGGGTGTGTCATTACATAACCTTCGCCGCCATCACCGTGTGCTGAACTATCAACAGGACCGTGGTCTCCAATGTGTGCCTTTACATCTGCTTCATGCGAGTCAAATTGGTTTATAATTTTGTCTTTTAATTGCATAATACCTGCTACTGTATTCCACATTGCATTGTATCCTGCATTTTTTTGTCCTATATATTCAGCAATACGCTGTTGCTTAACTCCACTAACCTTACTAGTCTTCAGCCAGGCCATAAATCCTTTTGCATAATCTGTTACACCCGAGTCTACAGTGCTATTTAGATATGTATAAAATATTTTAGGTAAGTCTGTCATTTTTAATTGTATAAGTTCTTGTTTGTTAAGTAACGAATCAATTGCCTGTGCATCTTTTGCTACAGTTGCTTTCAATGTGTTGATATCGTTATCGTCAATAGTGGCAGCTTTAGAAACTGTTACACTAGGAAATATAAAAACTTCAGTACCAAGCATTGCTAAATTTTGTGGAACTGGAGATTGATTGCCTTCTTCGTCTAACATTCTGTGTACAACAACACCAGTTTTTGATTGTGCAATACGTTTTCCTATGTCACTTTCTGTAGCAACTTCGTAGGTAACAATATTAGGTGTAAAGATATATTTGCCGTTTCTTATTTCAGGTGTGTTATAATATAACAAATCACCCATTAAGTAACCTCTAAAGTCTTTAGGTGTTGCTTTTTCATACTCGTCAAAGATATCTTTCATATTGTTTGCAAATTCTATGCGGTCTGGTTTATCTTTGTTGGCTCCACCACCTCTGTTGAGCAAATGTCCTGCAAGGTCTTTTCCACTTTTTGCTCGTTCAACTCCGCCCTTTTTGACAAAGCCGGATTTGTCTGTAAGTATAAACTCTCCATTTTCATTGCGGCCAAAAACGATAGCGGGAGATCCGTCCCATTTGATAGTAACATCTGTGTGTCCTCCTTGCTCAAGTCTCTTTAATGATTCTATAGCACGTATGGCTCCTTGCGAACCTTCATCAAATATTATATCTTCAGCATGATCAATACGAGCACCTTCTGTGATAATTGTTTTATTAATTTTTTTAAATTCGTAGAATCGCATTAACAGATCATCCTAGTACTGTTAAGTGCCAGACCACTTAGCTCTTTAATTCTATTTAATTGTTTATCTTCTAGGGTATCGATAGTTTCAGGAAGTTGCTTACCTTCTTTTTCTAATGCAACTTCAAACTGTGCAATAAGTTCATCATAGTTAGGATCATTTCTCAGTTTAGCTATCATACTTTCAACTGTATGGGTGTCTTTTTCTGTTGCACCTGGACCTAATAATATTTCTGCTATTTTATCCCAATCGTCCGCTATAACTGCATCACCTTTATTAGGATCAAGTAGTCCAAACTTAGGACTCATTTTATATCCGCGTCCTCTTGCAATACTTGCAAGTAACATTGCTCTTAATGCTCCACCGTATTCGTCTGTGCCGCCACGCTTGGCTCCACGCTGAAAGTCTGGATTGTTTGTAAACATAAAGTCTGTTTGTACGAAGCCTTTTTGATCTGTTCCATCAATAGGGGTTCGGAAATGTACTTGGTCACCAGCATTGTGTATCCAGCCATCTTGCTTTTTTCTACCCACATTCATAATCTGATCTTCTGGTACACCCTGACTTTTTAACCACGCACTTAATTTAGCAATCAATTCTTCTTTGCTTATTTTGTTTGCATCTGTGTTTAAATCTAAATCGCCTGAACTATTCTTTTCAAATGCTCCATCAGGATTATTCTTCTTGCCTGTTGTGCCTAGCCAATCTTCTTCATCAAAAGTTAAGCCTGTAATTTTTTCAATAAACTGTATTGTAGGATGTACATCTTGCGTTGCGATGCGTTGTGTCATCATCTCTTTTTCAGGTTCAGTTTTAAATACATTACCACCTTCATTAAGAATCATTTTTTTTCCTACTTTCTATTACTTTTTGCACACCACGTTTAAATTTACGTGGATCACCACTTTTAATACTGTTTAGAAAACGTCGTTCTAGTTCATTAGCTGTAGATGCGTCATAGTTTTTGTGCATATTGTTAATCAAATTGATAGAACTATTAATAATATTGTTGGCTGTTGTCTCAATTAAACGATCCTGATCCTTGTTAAGGCCCAGATTGTTAAGTTCATCTAATATACTGCGAGTTTGTTTTTTCATGACACTTTCCTATACAATGTATTTACCGTTAATAAAATAAATATTACTATATAACGGAGGGCAACCATGAGCATAAAACAATTATCATTTAATGAAAGATCCTTACTTTTTGCAAAATTAGCTTCTATTGCTTATAGTAACACAAAAGAAGCCAAGAGTCAAGCAAAACGGTTAGGCTTTACAACAACAGAGTTTTACGACAGAGATGGAGCACAGGCATATCGCTTTATGAACAAAACTGATTTAGTTATTGCTTGTAGAGGAACACAACCTACAGAGTTAAACGACATTAGTGCAGATTTAAAGGCAACTCCAGTAATGGCAGAAACTGTAAGCAGAGTACACCGAGGATTTAAAGCAGAAGTAGATGAACTTTGGCCAATGGTCTGTGAGGATATTAATAGAAAAGTTAATGCAAATAAAATACTTTGGTTCTGTGGACATTCATTAGGAGCTGCAATGGCGACTATAATGGCTAGCCGTTGTATGCATGACGTCGAACTTAATGATCCTATTGAACTTTACACATATGGTTCACCACGTGTAGGATGGCCTGGGTATGTAAAAAGTTTAGGTGTCACACATCACCGTTGGAAAAACAACAATGACATCGTAACTACCGTTCCTTTATGGATAATGGGCTACAGGCATCACGGTACTGAACACTACCTAAATGCTTATGGCAATTATAGAAAGCCTACAGGTTGGCAGTTGGTCAAAGACAAGTGGCGTGGAATATGGATGGGCCTAAAGCAAGGTAAGATAGATAGTTTTGGTGATCACAATATGAGCGAATACATAAAGCATATTGAGAAGCTAGATTAATCCCACAAACTCTCATAGTACTTGCCGAACAATCGGAAGCCGTTTGAAATGCGTTCTTGTTCTTGTTTCGCACCGTCTCGATCATCAATATCAAAACGCATAATTACAATATCTTTGTTTGCCTTACATTCAAAAGCATAGATCATTTCGTCCAAGATCCAATCCCAACGTTTGAAGAAGTCAGGATCAGTTTCACCGTTCTTAGAATACTTTTTGTACCATTCTGGCTCTGGACGCAGTTCTTCTGGCACATCCTCATAGTCTACAAAAGGAGCACCGTGTTTGGTCGCTTTCAATTGTACAAGCATGGGCAAGATGATAGGAGC